GGAACCATGCCTACTCGAAAAAAGACGATAACCCTTCTAACACCACTGTATTTTCCACCTTTGTATTAGGATTAGTAAAGGTAATGCTATGAGATAACTTAGGCATAGTCATAAAGAACTTTTCTATTCCTTTAAACTGTAGACTATTCATCTGTTCTAAGAAATCTTTCATTTCTTTCTTAGTACAATCTGCTGCAGACCATACCTCCTCTTCATTGTAGATTTTATCTATGCAAGATGAAATCAAATCAAATGATTGATCCACACTTGGTTCTCCACTAAAATCAAAATTGTTTTTAACAAACTCATCTAATGATGGGTACTTCATTTCCATGATCAGAGAATCATCTAATTTAATTTTGTTAGTATGATCCTTACCCTTGTTTACTTTAATGTCATCAATATTAATAGTCACTGGAACAGATGTCTCACCATCATCAGGTGCAATCAACTTAACTTCAATCTCCTCACCCACAGACTTACCTCTGATGTTAAGGAACAAAAATTCTATATCAAATGTAGGTAAAGAGTCTACCTTTACTCCTCTAGTCTGTATACAACTCTTTAATACTGATCTAATAGCAGTGGTAATTTGTTTTGTATCTTCACTCTCTAATGCTAAGACTAAAAGTTTTTCTTCTTTAACTAGGAAGGGTCTATACTTAACTTTCTTTCCTGTAGATGGCAACTCAAGTTCATAAGTTGGAGTAACAATGGTTGGTAATGGCATAATATTTTATAAAAATTTCAGTGTGTTCTATTTAGAATAGAACTAAATCATTTGTTTGCTTATGTTCCACTAGATATCTAATGAATGAGAAGGATACATTACATTTTAAAACAGAACTAGACTCATATGAAACTGGAATAGCAGTGATATCTCTAGGAAAAGCTTGAACAAAAGTATATTCTAGTATATTTTTCCTAAGAGTAGACTGATCAGAGAACTGATCTTTCTCAAACTTACTTAAAAATATATCATTCTTATATGTCTTAGGATAACGAACTCTTTGATTTGCAAAAGGACTTTTGTATGTTGTAGTATCTGTGATCCCACTAATATAATCTATCCATCTTTCAAATAATTTAATTACATTATAGTTTCTGTCAACATAGAATGTCAACCCTAATACATCATCATAGATTCTTCTATAAGCCATCTTCTCAGTCACACCCTGATAATCATTAGTAACATCAACAGTTGCTAATGAAGAACCTGGTAGGTTTGCTTCAGAACATGACAAACTAATGTTATCAAAATCCAAAGAACTTAAATCAGACACCTTTGATCTAACTGCTGCTGGAACAGATAAAGTCAAACGATATTGTGATGTCTGAGCTACATTCAGCAACCTAGATTTTATATCACTTACTCTTAATTTTTCTGGACTAGCACCTGCCATCTATAAATATTTTAGATTATATATTATGTATAAGAGATGGCTGAAAGTATTAAGAGTAGGTACAAACCAAAGTACCCTCAAAAGTATCAAGGCAATTATAATAATATAATATGTCGTAGTAGTTGGGAACGTAAGTTCTGTAGATACTGTGACCTGAATAATAATATTATAGCATGGGCTTCTGAGGAGATAAGTATTCCATACATGTCTCCTGTAGATAAAAGACCTCACAAATACTTCCCAGACTTTCTAATGAAGGTGAGAGAAAGTAATGGTAGCATCAAAACTTATGTGGTTGAGGTGAAACCAAAGAAGCAAACTAGACCACCAAAGAAAAAAACTAGAGTAACTAAATCATATCTGTATGAACTTACTACCTATGCTATTAACCAAGCTAAATGGAAAGCAGCACAAGAGTATTGTTTAGATAGAAGAATTGAATTCAAATTAATCACAGAAGATGAATTAGGTATCAAATAATGTCAGAAAGAACAGAAGAACTTCAAGAACAGATTGAAGGACTAAATGATGCTGATGATATTATGATGAGCATCATGGAGGTGTTTAGTGATACAGAAATCATTCCTGATGCAGGTAACTACTATACCTTTGTATATAATGCTAAAACTCCTGGTGTATTTGATGAGTTCCCTCTAGTTGCTGTTACCTTTGTAGATAGGTGGGGGTTCCAAGGACTGAACTTTCATTGGGGAACATCAAGGAACTATACATGGAATGAAATAGTAGGAAGACTACATGTGATACAGAATGATGAGATAGAATATATGCGTTCACTTTCTTATGCAAACTTTAAGACTAAATAACTAAAAGTATAAAAACTAATGGGTCAAGGTAATAAAACTAGAAAAAGATATTTAAATAAATCAGGGAAGATAAATTCTCTTGTGGAAGATACTGATACAAAGGAATATTATATAAACGATATTACTGGTGAGTCTATTGGTAAAGTTGTGGGTGGAAACATAGAAGCTATTAATTCTAAGGATGTAAAAGAAATAAAAGAGAATGAAGGTATTATTAAATCTATTTTAAAAGAAGAAGGTATAGTTAAATCTAAAAATATAGCACAAAAATCTGAAGAGACACTTGTAAATGCAGCAGCAGCAGTTAGTGGAATAAGGCAAGGAAATTATCCAAAAGATCCAGAGGGTTTCTTCATAGGAAGGTATCCTATCAATCAGAAAGATTCAAATGATTTTGATCACTTTAAAATCACATGCTATGAACATCAACCTGGATTCTTACCTAGTGGAAGGGGTGGAAGAGGATTTATTATAGATGATATAGATGATAGAAAAAAAGTTAGAAAGGGAGTAGTAAGTCTTCCAATGCAACCCAGTATTTCAGAACAGATGAATGTCAACTGGGGTAATAGTGAACTAAATCCTCTCCAAATTATGGGAGCTAATGTTGCAATGCCTTTAATGGGTTTAGATCTTGATGGTGCTTTAAATGCACTTGGAGATGGAGTAAATCAAGCAACAGGAGATCTTAATGCTGATTTAATTAAATCTTTCTTTGCAGGTAGAGCAGTAGGTGCAGACCTAATAGGAAGAGGAACAGGACAAGCAATAAACAATAATGTAGAAGTATTATTCAATGGACCAGAACTTAGATCATTTAATTATAGATATAGATTTACACCTAGAGAACCTAAAGAAGCAAAAGAAATAAAACAAATAATTAGATTCTTTAAGAAATCAATGGCTCCTAAGAGATCTGCTAGTAGAATCTTTCTCAAGAGTCCTAATGTATTTAAATTGAAGTATACATTTAAGGATGGAGGAAGTCATCCTTTCTTAAATAACATTAAGATGTGTGCTCTTAAAAGTTTTAATGTAGATTATACTCCTGATGGATCATACAGCACATACAGTGATGATGGAGAAGGAGATGGTTCTATGACATCATATCAAGTGTCATTAGGTTTCGCTGAGATGACACCTATATACAATGATGACTACTGGAATGATCCAGAAGGTAGAGAAGGCACAGGTTTCTAAAATGTCCAATCCTTATTTCAGACAAGTCCCAGATCTTGAATATGTTAATAGAACACCAGGTTCTAATGACATATCAAATTTTATTGAGGTAAAAAATTTATTCAAGAGGGGTAAATTACGTGATGATATAATTCAAAACCTAACCTTCTTCACTAAGTATGAAGTCATAGGAGATGAAAGACCAGACACTGTAGCTAATAAAGTTTATGATGATCCCACTTTAGATTGGGTGGTTCTTCTTTCCAATAACATTACCAACATACAATCAGAATGGCCCATGCCTCAGGCAGCATTAGATGAAACTTTATTAGAAAAATATGGAACCTATGATAAATTGCACTCAGGCATTCATCACTATGAGACTAAAGAAGTTAAGAACATAAAAGGGAATGTTATATTACCTAGTGGTTTAGAGACTCCTAATACATGGAGAACTAATGGCAACTTTATAGAAGCAATCAATACAAAAATAACTAAGATCTCTGGTACTGAATCAAAGATAGCAACTGTATCTATGAACAATGGTATAAAAAATCTTGCTGTAGGAGATGAGATTCTAATTCAAAATGTATCTTCTGGTGTTTACAATGGAAGATTTGCTGTCACAGAAATACAAACACAAATAGGAGATACTGTCATTGTATTTAAATATGTTTTGCCAGCAATCCCAACAGATAAAGAACCACCAATAGGTGGAACAGAACAAGTTACCTTTACAGTTAAAGGAACTGCTGGTACTGGTAATGCATACTACTATGAGTACTATGATGGCAATGCATACAATACTATTCCAGCAGCACAAATAACTCAAGCAGTCACCAACTATGAGTATGAGATAAAGAAAGAAGATGATAAAAGAAGCATCTATGTATTAAAACCAGATTATATTAATGTCATCTTTAATGATATGGATAGTATCATGCCATATAAAAAAGGTGCCGCTCAGTATGTGAGTGACACCTTAAAGAAAGGAGAAAATATTAAACTGTATCAGTAATCTATTTAAATAGATTAATGTATGCTGCTATGACCAGAAGGGTCAAGCAGATCTGATTATATTTCAACTATCAGCTAACTTTTGAAAGTAACTGAGTGCTTCATCTTCTTCATTAGAAGTTTCCTTCCCCAGATCGGAAGAGC